AGTTATCATAAATCCATACCATCCAGCTACTAAATCGACAGATATTTCATTAACTCCATTAATCAATTCTTTCATAATAGATCCGGCATTATTAAAAGTACATTTCATATCAGATGTAAGACCTGTGATATTAACTTTAAAGTTAGATTTATCACCTGTATTAGCAACAGTATTAGGTTCAAATAATGCTTGATTTGGATTGTACTGTCCTTTTAGACTAGTTATATGAAGACTATTGTCTGTAATAGTACTAGTAATTCCACTCTTTGAAATCCTCCAAGTATTCCAATTATATACATACCCATTAGCTCCACTCATTCCTACATAAGCAGAGTTGTTGATTACCCCATGATTACCTTTACCTGTCAAGTCCGGAATGTATCCTAGAATCTTATAAGAACTGTTTGGAATCCTCAACCTATTAGGCGACAGGATACAGCTCGGCTCATTAGCTTTTAGGTAGGTACGTGCATTATCAAACACCATAGACTTCTCTACCTTTATGATAGTGTTTGGGTAAAGCGTTACACCATTATACCGTGTCTCGGATACAGTATATAGCTCCGGTAAAAGGTTGGCACTTCCTGCAAAGACTATATCACTGCCTACTTTCAACTTATCTCCCCAAGTGATAGTTTTACCATCTTGTTTTAGATTAATTATTGCTGGATAAGGCTGTACAATATCCTCGTATCTGATGTACTCGTCAATGGCATAGCTTATCTTCTGAGGGCTTTTGGCTATTGGGAAATCTGCGTAATAAAATCCATTAGGATTAATAGGTAAATCTGTATATTCAACTCCATTAACAGTTATCTTAGATACTTCATCTATTCCGCTAGGTTGAATATAAACTCTGACAGTACTTCCTTCTTGCAAATAGATTCCTGTTTTGTTGATAGATTTATTATACAACGTAGTTGAACCCTGACTTATCTCAATAGCGTTATAAGGAATATTTCCAGATATAACAGGTCTAAACTCCACCATATCTGGATACAGCGTACCTAACTTATACCTCTTTAATTGGCGCTCTAGCAGGAACTCGGAAAGGGTGTAAGGGAAGAGTAATAGACTCCATAGTGCTATATTAGCATATTGAGATGCAACCCCTCCAATTCTACCAATAGTCAACCCTGAACCTGTATTAGTAGAAGTACCTCTATCTAAATTATTTCTATTGTACTTGTATGTAGACTGATATGAGATGAATCTATTGATATTTAACTCTGATAAAGCAGTATATTTACCAAAACTATGAGGAGCAAGTATTTTATTAATGCCCATATGTTCCATTAAAAAAGGCGTATTAGTAGAACCATCCACTACATTACTCATTATAGATACTTGGGAAGGTTTAGCTTCAACATACGCTCTATCAACTGCAATAGTATAGTCTTGCAACCCCAAGTCTCCTATATACTGACCATAGTCTGTTACTCCATCAGCCTGCCAAGCCCCTTCATCATTGATACCGCTCTCTTTGTTCCAAGCAGAGTTGTAAATCTTCATATTATGCCCGTTACCGGAGAAGTCAGTTAGCTCATCATTGAAAGAAGCGTGGTTCTCATTGGTGATGCCCTGCCGGATGGTGTCGTAGATGATATCCGGTTTAACATGCTTGTCCAAATTGAAGTAGGATATTACCTGATTGATTTGGTCGGTGGTTAATGCTATCTTGGCAATGATAGTCCAGTAGTAAGCTACTTTGGAAAGATACATCGAATCACTTCTACCTACAACCGAGAAAACAGAATCTATTCCAAGTAAACTTCCTTCTGTAGCATAATCATTTTTATCTCCCAATATATTATTAATATTGGTGGCATTATTCTTGCAAGAATAACCATAAATCCCTGTTTTACCAGCATTAGTAACGTTGTTTCTTATCCATCCATTATCGTTTCTAATATAGTTCGTATATGATATATTAGAATTATAACTTTCTATCTGATGAATCATGGATACAACAGTAACCTCATTGCTTCCTCCTAACATTTCCTTAACCGTCTTGGTGGAAGTGATTAAGTCGTCTTTACCGTCGGTGACGAAGGCACCTTGATGAGAGGGGATTTGCTCAATAGTTATATCACAATCACCAATTACAGAACCGTCTAATGAAGTTATCATAAATCCATACCATCCAGCTACTAAATCGACAGATATTTCATTAACTCCATTAACCAATTCTTTAATAACAGTGTTTTCATTATTAAGAGTACATTTCATATCAGATGTAAGCCCTGATATTTTTAACTTAATATTAAACTTCTTAGTTGTAGTTACATTTTCAAAGAATGCATGGGTTTCAGTAAGAGATGACTCTATACGAGTTATATGAATACTATTGACATTTATTGTACTAACAATACCAGGTTTAGATATTCTCCATGTAGTAAAATCTTCTTCATACTTCCCATACCCACTATTGAGCTTGTAAGCTGCGTTACTTATGATGAACGGATTGTCTGGGTCAACCAAGTTCTTGATTACAGCCCTGTCAGGGTCGTTATTGCTCTTGCCGTCACAGATACAGACGGCAGCCAAAGAAGCCAATACTTCCGGGTCTATGTAAGGACGGGCGGAACCGGAAGCTGTTCCCGGAACGCCCAACTTAATCGCATTGACGCGGATAGGATCAAGCCCTATCCGGTCAAGCCTAATCGGATTTAATCCTATCGCTTCCATTATTCTTCAGATTCAAAGTATTGAGCCTTGAGGGGCTGTTGTGTAGATTCGAGTTTGATATATTGACCTTTCTTTAGACCAACGATAGGGCGGGCGAAAACTTCACCACACAACCGGGATTCTACCGGCTGGAATTTTTCGCTGTCGTAGCTGATATAAACCCACAATGTGCTTCCCTTTTCAAATTCAAGCTGCAAGCCAATGCTTTCTTGATTTACTTGTATAGAGTCGCTTACATACTTGCCTTCTACTACTTGATTGAATGTAATATCTTTTAATGCCATGATTGTTCCTCCTTTTTTAATTTATAACAATTCCCATCCGGCTTCTATGTCTGCCATGACAGCCGGGATACCGTTCTCTACACGTGAGATAGCGGCAGCGAAAGCACACATGGTCGCTTTGTCGTTGATGTCCGGGACGTATGTGTTAGGGACCTGCATTTCGCTGCATACACGGCTGATATATCCGGCTGTATTATTCTCGTTTTCCGGTGCCCACCGCTTGATGAAGTCGGCAATCGTCTGACAGCCGTGTCTTTTACGGTAATTCTGTAAAGTACGGATAAGGGCACGGTAGCCCCATCTCATTTCTTTGAACTGGAAGAACGATTTGTCTTCCTGCTTTTCTCTCAGTCCCTGCCATTTGTCTTTTGTGATACGGATATTGCCAGGGTTATTATTTCTCAGACCTCTTGATATACTCATGTTTATTTTCCCCTATACGATTAATGTTAATACTCCGATTTGAATCGCTTGTCCGATGAACCCGCCTATCAGCGTGGCGGCAATATCGAGCCAATCCCATTCGTTGCCGTATGCACGGTCCTTGAACTCCATGCCGACAGCCAGTCCTGCCGCAAACAGGATGGTTAACAGTGCACCTGCCGGGATGGCGTAGAGCAGGTGCTTGATACGGTTACTTTCATTTATCCAGCTCATCCTTCTTCTTATCCGTTATAGATTCCTCAATCGCTTTCTCCAACTCCCTGCTCTTGAAGCCGACCAATACAAGCAGCAGTTTGAACACATTGATATCCTTATGGATTCCTTTTGTCTCACAATAGTTGGATTTAATGCTTTCAAGTTCTGCCAAACAGCCGATAAGGACAACTATCACAGAAACAACCAATGCGGAAACTCCCAAAGGCTCACCGATAGCCTTGCCAAGAACGGCACCAAGTATCAGCAGGCAGATATAATCACCGCATTTAAGCAGGAAGCGTTTGACGCAACGGCTCTTCCGGAACTCTTCGCCACGCTTGATGGACTTGCTTACTCCGTACCACATATCCACGATTATAAGGATTAAGATAAAGAGCATGAGCCATCTCATATCCCACATCAGAGCGTACAGCTCACCGAAAAATACGGATGAGCTGATTGTACGAGTTAACTGACCCTTTACCATAGACAAGTAAGATAAACGGTCAACAATGAAATTACCTCAATCCAGAACATCGGCTTTCTCTTTATGAAATCGGAGATGAAGTTACCCGTCCAATGCTTCTTCATGGAGACAACCATGTAAATAATGAATCCCAACCATAACAGAAGCCAGTACCAACTGTTGCATCCTACCCATATCTGGGAGAAGATTAAGGACATGGCGGCACCTATTGCATGAGGAACCTTTTGCTCCGATTTGAAGTTGGGAGACACACCGAGCACAACCATACCGACAATCGAAAGGAATACAAGAAACTGGCTGTTCTCCGTACTTGATTCCAAAGCTGCCGGGAGAAGCAATACACCGGAGCCGATCATGCACAAACCGAACCAGAACTTATGCGTCAGCGCATAATAGGTGGCACTGATTGAATAAGGGATTTCTTTCCCTTTCTTAATCATCGCATAAACATAGCCTGCGATGAGAATAAATGATAATAGTACTAATAGAATCATAGCTTTATCTGTTTTTGAGTTTATAATACAAAATTGAGTTGTTCCGGGTATCTGGTTTTGTAATTGTAGGCTTCCACTTGTCCGGCATCAGACAAGCTTTTCACAGCCGCAATATGAGATTGCGTCACATTGTAGCAGTCAAGGGCGTACAATTCAAGCCGGTTGAGCATTTGCAGGGCTGTATCAACAGGAATAACGTACTTCTCCGCATTGTACCAAAGCGTGGTATTCATCCGACCGGATTCTTTCTCGATACCGATTGAGTTGACCAACCCGACACGGGTGTCTTTGTCTAACCACATCTCTTTACCGGCAAGCGTGAATGAGTTGACGGCATCCGACTTGTCATAGGCGTTGATTTCCGCTATCTTCATCTCTTTCAGTTCGTCAATCGTATATTCATGCTCGACCAGTATAGGATACCCGTCATCATTGGTAACAATAAGCTTTCCGGCAGATTGACCGTCTAACAATTCTTGCCAATACTTTTTCGTAATCTCTATTGCACCTTCTTGGGGTGTGTCGTGGAATCCGTTTTTCCAATACATTTTTTGTTCCATAATTATTCTTTATTAATTATTTCCAACTTCCTATTGCTATCCATCTGAATGACTGCGAAGAAGGGGATACACTTCCCACATTTGCATATCTTCTATAAACCGTAAAATATGAAGTATATATAGAACCATAATTCACAGACCATATAGAATTATCCGTATTATCCGTAGAACTAGAAAAAGCTAGGGAAAAACAGGATTTGAAAGATACTGGGAAATTTATAGACTGATTATTTGAAGCACCAGCGCTAAAATATCCCCATTGTATCAGCAGACCGTTATTAAACTTGGCATAACCGTTCTGACCGAGTGATACAGTCATGGCATTGGAGAGGTCGGCTAAGGCATATAATGACAAGTCTGATTTTAATGCCAATTTAGTTTCAGTTGGAGTACCCGCCTCTATGGAATAATCATTCTGGACTGTAAGTGTCATACTACATATCGAAGAAGGATCATCCGGATTTATCCAAGACAATTCCATCCAAGAGCCAACTTGAATATCATTATCCAAAAAATACGGACTATAAATGGAAATAGGGATATTCAATCCTGAATTAGCCGTATACTCTCCGCCATAGTGTACATGCATTTTACTATACCCTCCATCGTAGTAAAGCTTCTTTATATTATTCGCATCTTCATTACTTAAAAGCAAAGATGGTCTATCAACAGTTAACAACTCTGGAGTATTTAAGATAATGAATTTACTTGTCGACGATCCATTTGTACTAATTCTCGATATTCCCATTTTTTCAAGAAGTATAGTCATATTAAACATTTGTCCGTCTTCGGAAATTTGTGTTTTCTCCGGACTGGAATTGCCGGATCGCACATAGCATTCTCCATTCACGTCAAAATATGAGAGAGAAAGTATATTATTTATAAATTGGATAATCCAATACGGAACACCTGAAGCATTCCCGCACGTGAAAGTATAAGTATCGTAAGGAACGGAATAAAGTTCTATAATTTTCTGCTGTTGGGTTCGGAACTGCTCATTATCAACTTTCTGGGAAACCCCTCCCGGCTTGAATCCTCCTTCTACTCTGAATTCAAAGTATTGCTGTATTCCATCAACCCAAAAATGATTGTCAAAGCTTGAATTATTATCTTTATTGGAATATTTGATCAAACAAGTTTCCTGCAAAAGCATAGGATCCGAACAAACAGAGAAAGGTTCGCTTACTATGCTAGTGCCGGAGTTATCCTCCCGAATCTTCAAAGTATACACAGAATCTTTCAGACCTGTTATACTCGCTGTAAATAGACGTGTAGTATCATTGACTCTATATTCATCCAATAATATATCATTATCCTCATTGGTAATATTATCACAGATAGCAGCTGATACTACATCACTATAATCATCCGAGAAGATTTGGATCAATATTTTATCTGTAGTGTAGAATTTTTGGATATAGTCTATATCCTGTTGGAATTCGTTCTTTAAAGGGTTAAAGAACAATGGGCAAATGTCTCCTGTTTTAATCATACGGTCTTTTCGTTCTTAATTGGGTCAGAGTGCCACATGACACTGTACCGCAAATATACTATTTTTTGTAAATAAATGCAACGGATTATCAACTTTTTATATCTCTCACAATCAGCGTGTAGGTACTCCCTTTTTCTTTGGCTATATTCAACGAAAGATTCTTAATATATCCCGTTATCGTCTCGCTTTGATTCGTGAACCTTACAAGTCCGGTCAGATCTGAAGGAACATCTATGTCGCTGGTCTTTATGCTGACCTCCCCGACTGTAAACAGGCGTTCCGGGATTAACAGATCATCCGTTTCCCTTACTCCATCTATGGATACATCACTGTTTCCGTTAGAAGATGCAAATTTAAGCATGCCGGTACAGGCTCCAATGTATTCCTTATTAGCCTCCAACATGAAGCGTGGGGAGTAATTAAGGTTAAACATAGTGTCCGGGCTCAACAGACCGGAAAGCTGGTCTGCCGAATAAGGTCTGTATAAAAGTAACGGCTGATCCACCGGAACCGAATTGTCGCACTCCACAAAGAAAACATCATTATCACTATCGTTATCGGTAGTATCCTCTCCTCTCTTTTGAACCAAGAACTCTATTCCATAGGCGTCAGCACGGTACGGACTGATCAAGGATAGGGTATTGTCGGTCAGTTTCAAGCCGGTGCTGAATTCGTTGGTAAACCGGAACTCGTCACGTCCATTAACACTGTCGTAATCCTGCTTGTCATATCCTACCTTTACCGAAGAATATATCAATGAATCATTGACAGCCAACTCGTAGTCATTGATTTCCATCCCTAATTCATTGACTACCGTATTTGCGAACAAATTATCACGATGGGTAAACGTCACCTCATTTCCACTTATGACTGGCACATATCCGAACTCCGCTTCCATCCAGTCACAGAACTTCTTATACGAAGTGTATATTTTTGCTTTTGGAAGTCCACGGGCGCTTTCAGCAGCCATGATGTATGTCCTTTCCAATTTCAAGTTTCTCGAACCATCGGTCATACCATAATTAAAATATCCTTTATATTCATCACTGCCATCAGTCATGCTTTTAAGAAGACTGTTCAATACGGTTGTGGGAGATATAACGTCAATATTCAGAATATTTATTCTGGACTTAAAATTGATATTAATCGAAAATTTAGGAAAAACAATATCAGCTCTGTTTATTAACTCGCTATTATCTCTAAATTTTACCATCGTTACAAAGCATACAGATTGCCCACCTTGCAAATCAATAGGTATTGTTTCATCTATATATTGATATCCTTGATTGCCTTCATAGGTTACTTCTTTTACAATTGTCCCGTCTGTACCTCTAATACCAAATGTTAAACGAATTACTTCAATCCATCCTCTATAAACTGTTGCATACAAATCCGTCCTAAATTTCAAATCAATATGGATATCAGATAATGCGTTTAAAAATGGTTTTGCATTATTTAAAGTTGCCCCATCTGCCATCGGCGAGTCATCAAATAGTAATGGAGAATTAAGTGAGGGAAGTTCACTATTACTCATTTTATACAAAGGCATAGAAAAACTTACATTAGTATTCAATGTATAGATACTTATAAATTGAGTTCCATCCTCGAATGATCTTGCACCTAGTGTATATTTGCCTTCATATTGAAGTTTAAGCCCGTCATAATTTAGCTTTCTAATCTGAATGTCAGATATAGGATATTCATACTGAATACTCTTTTTAGCTTTGATAATAGCGGCTAGCGTATTATCAATAGCATTAATAGAAACGACGTAACCATCTTCTGAATAAGTAGAAAAATCAAGTGCGCACCGGAATACTTCGTCATACTCCCAATTATTATTTCTCAAGGAGAATATAACAGAAGCAGAAGCCTCCATATACCTAGACCGATATTCCTTTTTCAGAAGTATAAAAGCATTATTCACAAATTCAAAACTCGTAGAATATGACCGTACCACTCCATCATAGTTAGACCTCTTTTGGGATAATTCAAAATCATCCCAATTTTTCAAATCATCGGTTACATCGTACCTTTTTTCTCTAATCAAAAGCTCACATTTAAACATGGCTATTTTTTCTTATGAATATTCATTGATTTTATATCCTCACACATACGTTTTACCATGAAGGCATATTCCTTTGCGCTAATTTCATTCTTCCGGATTTGCATTCCATAATGAGCCATCACAGCGACACGTTCACGGACAAAGTAGTTTTTATCCATTTTTACAGCACTTTCCGATTTTTCCTTAGCATTTGTACGTTCGAGCAAATATTTACTCATAGAAAGAATAGAAGCAGCTTTTTTACGTATCTTATCATGTTCGGAGGGGAAGTACTTGAATCCGAAATCTGACAGTATCCGCATAGCAGCTTCCCAATCATTGTTTTTAATCATAACCTCAACGCCTTTCATACACTCAATTTTTATGTGAAGGTTGATGATATTGTTTCTTTTTGACATCTCCGACAGGAAGGAAGCGCCTCCGATTATTTCCACATATTCTGTGACAAGTTTTTCCGATTGTTCGGACAGTTCTTCATCGGAATGTCTGCCCTTAATTATTAGTTTGCTCTTATCTCCTGTGAATACATCTATGAATGTGTCTAGGGGGATTTTGTCTAGGTCGGTGTATAGCATAATGAATACCTTAGTGAGATAAATACATATTAAAAACATCAATATGATAGATATTGACTTGTCCGTAGTTGGCATCAAAGATCTTTTTTACATCATATCCATGTTCGAAAGACAAAGCTTTCAATGCCCTCCAGTTTATTTTCCTCCAATTTAGACCATTTTCTTTTGCGTATCTTTTGATAGAAAACCATTCCTTAGATTCATCTAATTGCTCTTTTTTTTGCTCCAACAAGGCTTTCGTCTGCTTATTTTCTAATTGAAGTCTCTCCTTCTCTTCTTCGGCTTGTATCACCATTAAAGCAAGTTCCTTGCGGGAAAGTTCTTTTTGTCCGGTGAGGATTTCTTCACAAGAGATAAAATACTTTCGTGCTTGTTTACCTCGCTCGTTGTTTTCAATCATTGAAAGTTCTTTTGCCATACTTATAGAAATAGCGTATTCAATAGCCGGGCGACCTCCTTTGGGGTTTTCGCCAAAATTGTTGAAAACCTGATAGTCTTTATTTTCAATGAAATCATATTTTTCTATCCGGTCTTTTATCCAGTTAGAAAAATCTCTTTTACTTTCAAGAAAAGCATGTAAATCACGTGCATTAACAGCTTTCTTTCCACCATTGTTCTCCTGAATAGGAATTAATTCTTTTAAGTTTTCCATAATAAAGTAACGTGCTCCTTCACACGATGATTAAGTTATAGTTAAATTCTATTTGCCAAACGATGATATTCGGAAGCCCTAGCCATCTTGCGGAATGTCCTATTTAATTTTGCTATTCCTTCATTGGTTGCTTCTGTATTCCTTTCGAGCCTACGATAATCGTTATTAACGTTAACAATCACCGGATCACCGTCGTTACTTCTCCTTTGTCTATCCAACATCAAAGCGTCAGAGTGCAACGACATCTTGCGGTAATCCACCAAATTAGGGATAACCCTTGCCCTCTTTGGAATATCTACCAATGTAGGAACAGCCGGAGTGATATAGGCACCATTATCCGTTTCAATCACTTCCTGTCTACCTCCATCACCGACAATAGCCAATCCTCCGGGATGGTTGTCGGTTCCCTTTGCATACTTGGGGATTGGCTGGGCGGCAATTATAGCTACTTGAGCGGCTCCCATAGCGCCAACAATAGCAGCAAGCACAAAATTTGGCAACGCTTTAGTAACAGCCAATGCTGTAGCCATTGTTGCTTGTATTATAGAATTTGACTTATCCCACCTAGCCTGTTTTTGCTTTAATTCCGCCTTTTGCTTTTCGAGTTCCTTATCTTTTTGAGCAGTCCTGTCTTCCGCTGCCCTTTTCCTTGCCTCCGCTTCCTCCGTAGAGATAGCCCCATCTTCTGCCAGCTTTTCTATACGTTCTATCTCTTCTTCCCCGGCTTCCTCGTTCTTTTCCTGTTGTTCTTCTATCTTCTCTATTTGTTGGTCATACATTCCAACCATGATAGAAGTTAGCCCCTCCGATATTGCACTGATACTACCTAATAAATCTTCAATTCCTAGTTTACCATCACGGACAACTTTTGTAATTAGACTCATTAACCCGCTAAATAACGTGCCTAATCCATCTACTGCATTATTGCTGACATTTTCCAAATGCTGTAATGAAGCCTCCAACTCTGCCCAATACTTCTTCTCATCTTCCGTTTCCTTATCCCTATTTTTTTCCTTAGCTTCACGCACCTTGTTGGATAAATTTATTTCTGCTTTCGCCAGAGCTTCTTTTATTTTAAACTTTTCCTCATCGGATAGACCGGAAATATCTATTTGCTCTTTGAGAAGATCGATCGCTCTTTGAGCCTCTAGAAGAGCGTATTTTTGAGTTATTTCAGCTTTGTTTTTTTCGTATTGTTCTTTAGAAATGATTCCCTGCCTGTATCGCTCTAATTCGTCATTAATCTCTTTTTGCATATTTTGAGAAGCCACAATAGCCAATGTTGCATATTCTCGTTGCTTCTCTTCCAATTGATACTTAACAGAATCCTTTACCCTTTTCCTTTCTTCTTCGTCTATTTTATCCAAGTATTTTTTGTCAATAGCCAACAACTCGTTTTGAAGTATTTCTTCATAATTAGCCCTTAGCTTATTCTCTTCTTCTGAATTGCCTTTGATAGATGCTATATTTTCCTCATACTTCTTTTGCGCCAACGCTCTTTCTTTTTCATACTCGTCATCTATAAGAGAAATACGGGTATCGGAAAGGCGTTTAGCAATGTCTTCTTGGTATTTGGCTTGTTCGTCAGCAGCTTTTTCTTGTTCTCTTTTTTTCTTCTCTTCGTCACTATCTTCTTTTCCCGGAGTAGATGTATAAGCTGAAACATCTATCTTGTTCATCAAATTTTCATTTGATTTCCTTAAACTATCAATTTCCAAAGCTGCATCAGATGCTTTTTTCCCATAAGATTCCACTAATTCCATCTGATCTCTTATAGCTTTGTTCTTAGTTACATCATAATCTTCCCCTTGGCTTTTTCTTAAATTGGCAATAGCCCTATCTAATATCTCTTGTTCCTGAACCTGTTTTGTCAAATATCCTAGTCTTTCATTATTCTTTTCATCAATTTTCATTGAATTTTCGGCTATTTTGTCCGCTTGAGCCCTAGCAATAGCAGATGCGATAATCGACTTCTTTAATTCTTCGTATGCAACAGCTGCTTCTCCCGCTAATATTCTCTCATTTTTCATATTTGCAAAAACCGGTGGATATCTTTTTTGTAATTCATCCGCAGCGGCATTTCTCTCTTCTATAGATCTAGTTGTATCTTGCGTTGCTTTGTATAATAAATCCAGCTCCGCCCTCTCCTTTACACTATTAGATATTCCTTTTTTTCGGGAATCAGCTAAATCTTTTTCCGCACTCGCTAATTCTAATACAGCTTTTTCCCCTTTAAATAAGCTAGATACCCAATTCATTATATCTTTTCCATATACAGAAAGCAAAGTAATACCTACTACCAAAGCTGTTTGCCAATTGAAAATAGATTTGGTTAATTGCTTCCATACAGGAATACCCTTTTCTCCGGCTTCCTGCATTGCCTGATACTCTATTCTTGCCTTCTTCAATTCATCGGCAAGCATTGGCAAGTTGTTGGATATTGCAAGGAAGAAAGTATTCCATCCGACAGCCAAAGATGGCAATTCACGTGCTACTTGCTGAACCGACATATTTAATCCATTCCAATGGGAAGTATAATTACCTACATTTCTTTGGTAGTTACCCATTTGAGCATCCATAGACTTTAACTCATTTTTTAAAGTCTGTATTTGCTGTAAAGTATTTTGCCCTTCAGCTCCCAAAAATGAATCTTTAGGCATATTCTTAAGCCTTTTTTCAAGAGCTAATACCGCAGCATTCATCTCATTATAACTGCTAGCTGTTGAAATGATAACTGCTGAATGATTCCGGATTAAATTGGAATATTGCTTGTTTTGCTCCGACAGCTCTGTTTGTCTTTGTTTTAACAGGGCTGATTTATTGAGATATTCAGTAATTCCAATAGCCCCATTCTTATACTCCTTATCCAAAGACTTTAATTCATCGCCAAGCTCTTTTATTCGAATTTTATTCTGAATCGTATCTGCCGTCAGCTTAGTTACATGGCTATCATAGGTTAATATGTTATCAACTATTTCTGTGTATTTTGCTTCTGTAGTTGAAATAGCCTGATTCAGTTGATTTGCCGATTGCGTATAAGACTGATTGGCTTGTGCGGCTGAATTTTGTGCACTGGAGGTACTTTGAAATTTAGAAGAAAGCACATCTAAAGAACCAGAAAGCTTATTTATGGTTTTTGTCAGATCATCAAATTGCTTAGGCAATGTATTTAACGTCAGCAATTTTGTTACCTTCTTGCCATAGTCTTCCAGCAGTTTATTCTGTCTCTCCTGAATAGACGCCAATTTGTTTTGGGTAGTAATCAGGTTGTTTAACGCATTATTATACGCATTGGATTTATCGGAAAGTTCTTGATAATTTTTAGGACTGGTCTTCATCCCACTTGCCAATAGCTCTATAAATTGCTTATAGGCGGCATAGTTTTCATTGAATTCTGTTTTTAGTTTCTTTAGATCGTCGAAAACGCCCTGATCGACTACATCTGTAATTTTTAATTCATTAGCCATATAACGTGCGAATTAAGTACCATGCCACTTGACACAGTTTCCGCACAAATATAAAAAGAATTGGTGAATTTTACAAGCTATTTAGAATGAATAAATATAAGATGAAAAGATAAAAGAAAAGCGGAGGTTACTCCGCTTTATTTATGTGTTAAGAATGTATATATTTCTAAAGAAGGATTCTATGTCTGCCGTTTTAACATTTCCGCTTTGTAAAGATGTTTTTCTTAAAAGTAAATAGGCACTATTTTTTTCGTCAGTACGATGTTCAAAAGTTTCTGTACCAAAATAGGTGTTGACCATTGTACGGTAAAAGCGAAAACGTTTGGTGCAACTTTTATCTTCTCCAATGTTATTAGCACCTATAAATGCAAAAGATGAATTATTATCACTTTCAAAGTAATGTCGCATTATATATATACAGCTCATAACTATCCTTCTTGGTTCAAAATCATTTGTTTGAAAACTGTATCTATTATTCAAATGAGCTTGTGATTTAAGATAGAATTTAATAGCGTACACATTATTCTCATATACTTCTACATCTACAAGATATATCTTTCCACTTTTCATTGATTTAAAGCGCCATAAATCAATCCTAATCATACCTTCAGATGTGGAAGGTTTACACATAATAAATTCAGAACCGTAAAAAGGTGGAAGAATTTTCATTACGGTATAAGATAATCATATACAGGTATTCTGTATGCCTTATGTTCCTTGATAGTAACCCTTTTGAATACTACCTTATTCGGGGCTTTATTTATAGCCTTTTTAGGAAACGTTTTTGTATTGGAATTATTAGATTTCATGATGTGGTATTATGGTTTGTTTATATTTTATTTATTATAAAATTACTCTTCTATTATTAATAGATACAAAACAGCATGAGGTACTAACTACATTACCTTCTCCGACAATAGTTCTCAAGGGAACCTCTTTTTCATTATCTAATGGTTCCCAACCAAGCCTCTCGCCTTTAGTTTTTAATATGCGAGTTCTCTTTTTTTTCAGAGTCTTTTTACATACTCCTCTTTTAAGTTCACTTCCCATTAGTTTCTTGGTTTAATTTATGTTTTACGGATTACTCTCTATAGATTATATTTCAAATAACAAAAGAATATACAGGGATTCTTCTCTTCTCAAGTTCTTGTTTGGAAACGTCAGTCAATACAAACTTAATGTTAAATTTGTTTTTTCTAACATCAGTAGAAGAGTCTCTTTTTAGAAAACTAGTCTTTTTCGATTTTAACTTTATATTTCCCATTTCAAATGAATTAGAATAAACTCTCTATAAGTAGCACCTATAGTATCACTAACAGAATTAGTTATATCTTTGTTCGTAACGTATTATAGTTACATTACTTTGATGCGCTACTTTGATAGTGCAAATATAAATAATACAAATTAAGATTGATTGATTGATTGAATAATTAACTATGTCTGTTATTGGTTTTTAACGGTTTTAACTCTTTAGAAAGAAAAACGCCCATCTTTGGATGGGCGGTAATTTGAATTTAAAAGCTCTGAATTTATAAAGTCGCAGATTGTAACTCTGCTCCGATATTCTTTATGGTATCGAGAATCTTCTTTGTTGTCGATTCTCCAGCAAATGCCAATCCGTTTTTGTACTGGCGCATCTTTGATTCGTTTATTCCTGCCTTCTTGGCAAACTGGCTTACATTAATCCAATCAAAGTAATTAAAGAAAGATTGAAGATCGTATTTAAAAGTTACATCTATATGCCCCACTTCATCAGGAAGAACATTACCTTCTTCTGCAATCATTTCCTTTGCCTCTTTAATACTTTCCATGAAATCAGCTTTTGCCTCTTCCACACTTGAACCATATCCGCCCAATCCGTGATTAAGCAGCATATCATCCGAATAGATGGAATATAAACCATCTGTTCCCTTTTCAATAATAGCAAGTATTTTCATAACTCTTTGTTTTTGATTTGAAATTTAAAAGCCATTGAAAATATGTTTTCTCAATTTAGTAAGAAAGTAGCAGGGATTAAATCCCCGCCATCTTCTTAATGCTCTTTAATGTGCCGTCTCTCATTTCTTGACTTTCATGTCTTGGTACTGGAAAAGTCTGTTTGGTTATCGGACTATACCATATATCATGATTAGCACCATGACGATGAATAAAACAGCCGGCCTTTGTTAGCATCCTTACTAACTCTGATACTTTCATAATTTCAATGAGCTTTTAAATTCAATACAAAGGTAACGTTTTTGTTACTGTCCACCAAATAAAACAGTAACATTTTTGTTACTAGATTAATTATTTAACATTTTTAGCCAGAAATGAGTTAATAAAGAAGGAAAAGAGAAGTAATTAGATACAAAAACCGCCCCTCTTGCGAAGGGCGGGAATGGGTTAGGAGTAAGAAGGAGGTTATCTGGATTTCCCCATAGCTATAACCTCGGTTACTATTTTAACTCTATATCCACCTTGAGATCCGTGAGAAACATTATATATCTCTTCTTTCTTTTCATTAGCTTCAGATTCAGTTAAATCACATATTTTCTTGTCTAAGAAGGTTGCATCCATCTTTTCAGTTTGACCTTTATATGTATATGTAGCTACTCTAATTTTAAAGGTCCAGCAGCATTTTTCCTCTTCTTCTTTAGAGCAAGAAAGAAAAAGGAAACAAAATAAAATGAATATAAAATTTCTCATATACTATTTACCAATTATCATTTTCATTACCTACCAAACCATGTTTTACGGCTTCTTCTATTTTATCCATTATTACATTAGAATAAGCATGAGCCATTACAAGAGCCTTGGAAGATGTCTTCTTTGCTTTATGCTGATCCTTTTCACTAAAAGGATAACAAGTGTCAATAGTCCATTTTTCAATATTTAATTGCGGTTTTTGAGTACCGTCAGAGAAAGCTGATATAATTCCACCTCCTATAACTTTCTCAACATTATAATATTGAAGAGTATATGTCACACGAATCTTCTTATCTTTAATATCAATTTTTATAATAGGAGTCATACTCACTTTATAACGACTCATTCCTCCAAGATGTTCAGCGATATTATCAACATATCCTTCAGCTATAATAGATCCCAGTTCTTTATCATTCAATTTTATAACAGAATTTGCATCATTAAAAGATGCGGTGACCCAATGGTTCAATATAACATATAGTTGCTCTTTGGTTTGATTACCGCATTCTATAACCTGTTGGTAGGTTAATGAATTGTTTTTATCTAGAGCCAACTCTTTAGACAAGTTTTCAGCAGCTTCAGTCCATTTTTCTCCGTACCTCTCTTTTGCATACTTTTCAAGTTCTTCCGCCCTCATTACTTGAGCACTTATTGATACTGATAACAAACAGATAGCTAACAAAAATAAGATTTTCTTCATGATTGTGTGTATTTTAGTGTTTTACAATTATTTGGCAAAGATACGTTTAAATATCTTTATTTATCAAATAATTTACAATATATCCTCATGCGTCACGTAAAAAAGTTGTTTTTTCTTGCATTTTTCAAAAATAGTTTGTATGTTTGCGGTGTCAACAAATTCATAAGAGCGGCAAACTCTTATGGCTCTACCATATAGAGTTATTTTTTTGCCAAGACATATTATAGTAGTATCGTTTTAAAGATATTGCGCCTACCGAGTGGAGATACGGAAACGCCTCCGACATTAATCTTATGGATTTGTTGACAGCTCGTAGTAGGCGCTTTTTTATTTGTTATGTCAACAAATCCTATTCAAGTCTTAAAACAAACCGAATTGCTTGGACACCAATTCACCGTTTATGGAACGGCAGAAAATCCATTGTTCTTAGCCAAAGAAGTAGGAGAAGTATTAGAATACTCCGAAAGCAATTCAAGCAAGTTAACTAATCTCGTAGATGATGATGAAAAGGTTCGTAATATTGTTACGACCCCCGGTGGAAATCAGGAAGTTTGGATGCTTACCGAGGACGGATTATATGAAGTCCTCATGCAATCCCGTAAACCAATTGCCAAGCAATTCAAGAAGGGAGTAAAACAAATTCTTCACGAAGTCAGAACCACCGGCGGATACATCTCCACCAAACAGGACGATACTCCCGAAGAAATCATGGCACGTGCTCTCACCATCGCACAAGCCACCCTTGCAAAGCGTGAAGAACGGCTAAAGCAACTCGAAGCCGAAACGGAACAACAGCAAGCCACTATCGAGTTGCAAGAAAAGGAAATCAAGCAGGCAGCCCCTAAAGTCAACTACTACGACACCCACCTGCAATCGGTCAACACGCTTACTTCCACACAGGTAGCCAAACAAATCGGAATGGTTGCGGAGAAACTACACAAGAAACTGAATGAAGCCGGAATAATATTTTATCAATCCGGGCAATGGCTTCTGTACTCCCCTTATTCCGCATGGAAGCTACACGACACCCGCACCAATACCTTCACCCGTTCGGACGGTTCCACAGGGACAAACTCGTACACCGTTTGGACAGAGAAAGGAAGAAGGTTTATTATAGCTTTGTATGAGAATGGATGGAATGTAAAGAAAGCTATCAAGCAGATAAAAGGTGAGCTGAATACAGCAGCATAACCATCCCCCCCTTCCCTAATTCATAATTTACAGCAGTCCGTTTCAATGCCGGACAGCCACAACTATATCGAAAAATAAAACGAATCACACGAATCACACAAAAAATATATCACTATGGACTTATACGAAATTTTACTGCAAAGAATTGTATTACTGACTGATGAGTACTTGCAGTTAAAGGAAAGAGTTAAAGAACTGGAGAACGAGACAAGAATGAAGAGCTCAACGGCTCCAAGAATAATAAAGATGAGAATAGAGAAAGCAAAATAAGTTAGTGTTAGGGGGCTTCGGTCCGGCACATTAGTTGACGCCAATCAGCGGGAAAGGGTAGCCTTAGGGCTGCCCTTTCTTTATGATTTACATTGCCAACAGATTGATGATGCCCTGTCTACCAATTCCGGTAATCTTTCTATGGTAGATAATATGCCCGTTGTCAGCAACCTCTTGCTTTATATCAAACCAACCAAGCGTAGAGTATTTAGTGTATGGTACCCATGTCTGATTAACTTTGTATTGTACGCCAAGTTCTTTTAAACGGTTATTGAGTTCAATTGCCGATTTAAGCCCTAATTCTTTAGCAACTTCCGTACATGTATAGGTCTTATTGACATGAGTTAGTACTGCTACTTGTTTTTCCGCTTCAATCCTCCGTTCACGCTCTTGCTTCAATTTCGTGAGGGCTGCTATCATGGCATCAGGATTATTTAGAGCTTCTTCTATAAAGTCAGAGGTCGCAAAGATACCATGTTTACGTATTGAAGGTAATACCTCATCACACACCCAATCTTGAAACTGTTCAGCATTAGGGAGATTGCTTCTCATTATAAGCCGATATACATCCTTTTCTGGAATATACACCATATTAGTACCACCAACACCATTAGCATGTTCGTGAAACACGATTTTGCCTGATTTACAATGTCTTGAAATAGCATCTGCTGTATTAGAATACCCTAATGCTACCGCCACATCTTTTGCACAAAACAAAGGTTCATTACTTTCGTTCATAACAATTCGGACTTCGCCAAATTGCTCATTTTTGAAAATCTGAATATCATTCATACAATTTTCGTAGTGTGTCCTTTCACACACAGGAATATAAAAAAAACAGCACCGAACGCTTGAGGATCTTTCGGCACTGTTTATATATTCCCAACTCTATGGAAATACTTAATATCTTATATGCGCTTCCCCAAGCTGTATCGCACTACAAATATAGCAAGTTTTTATTATTTGGCAAACAATTATTTTATTTTTCTTTCGACGGTATTTTATTGTTCTATTTTTCCTATGTTTTTTGTATAATCCCCGTGATTTTTCTAACCGCACACCCTGAATATTATCCTATTCTTCGTATTACGGATATATATATTCGACGAAAACACCTTTGTAATCTTCTCCCTCTTTTGCATACCAAATACTGCCATCCTCTTTTTTGAATAGGACATACACCGATTTCTCCATTTTAGCCGCCTTCTTTGCGATTTCCCGCATTCTCTCTATATAAGCAAGCCGTTTATTACCTTGACACCAGCAACTCATAATACGCCAAATTTTGAAAAGTAATTCTTAAGCGCCGGGTTAAGCACATATTCGAGGAAGTATTCACGGGACTTCACTCCTACTCCCAATATGGCACTTCCATACTTCCTTTCTATATCCGGTCCTATGTCGCTTCCTCTTGTTTCTATCTTCAACCCCTTTGAGGACGAAGAGACACGTATAGAATCATAAAATTCCCCTGTTATAATGAGGTTGGGAGTATAAATATCCCTAGCCGGATACCCCTGGAAAGAGGGAGTAGGTTTTGTTATTCTCTTCTTCATCTTAGCGTACCCCTTCGCATTGTTCTTCCACTTTCCGGCTTCATCAGTAGCAAACCAAGGATCGTTCAAATAAGTAGGTCGCAATGGTTTATCATTCCCATTTACACCTGAATACAACTGCTCTGTCACAAATTCCCTAACAAGAGATTTGTTCGAATCCATAGTGTGTTGAACCTCTCCTTCAAACCCATTAACAAAAGCTGTCACATTATCCAATACTTCTTTTATTGTAGCCATACGCAAATTATAAGAGAAAAGGGAAGGCAAATGCCCTCCCCTCTTGAAAACAAACCACTTAAATAATACCCTCTGAAGGAGTTCTGATACCGACAATCTTGTCGTAGATGTCAGAGAGGATATTTTCTTTTTCAGAATCCGTACGGTCAGAAAAAAAGACCTTGTGTTTCGCAATGAACTCCTTTTTCTTCATCTTCCGTACCTCTTCATCTACAAAATTGATTCCCTCGACTTTCATGATACCCACTGTTCAATACCAACCACACCGTTTTCCTGCAAAACTTTAGGGGACTTCAAGGAAGGAGTGCCGGTTGCCGTGATAACCAAATTTCCATTCTCAAATTTAACAGCGGACACCTCTCCATCAAAGCAAGCAGATGCACCTTCCGCCAATGCCGCACCGAAGAAAGAGGTAACATCAAGACCACCAAAATGCTCTCTTAGTTTATAATTGTTTTCTCCTGTGTCGAGTTTTACGAGTTCAACATACACAAGTCCTTTCAAGGCTTCCACAACATCGAACTTGTATACACGATAATCTGCGTTCTTCACGTATTTTTCGTAATCCTTGAACATCGTCCCAATAGTAAGGTTAGCCTCCGTACCGGATGAATCCCAGTCTTGTCCGCCCGGATAAACACCGGAAAGAGGAATACCAGCAAGAATATCGGTGCCGTCATTCATTCCGTACACGACATTGTTTTCATCTACGAAGTACGCATCAAAAGCAACACCTTTGGCTGCCATGATATTCGCTTTCAGACTGGCATCATATTCATCCACTGTCCAAACATCATCCTTTGCGGAATACGATGTAATCTTGTTAGGACCATATCCGACTGCTGCCTTGTTGGCTTCCCCACCGGAAGGTGCATATTCAATAATTGTCTTGATCGGGAAGATACGATTCGGACGGTCATCATGACAAGCCGCCTCAAGCAATTCCGCTGTAGCATTTGCGGGAAGCTTATAACCATGCATCGTAAGAATAATAGCCTTTACTTTTCCCGGATCAAGCAAACATTTTGAAGTACCGGTATTAAATTGAGCCATACCGGCACATTCTCTAAATTCTGTTGCCATAGCACTTAATATTTTTAATTTTAATATTCAAATTCTTTATCTCGATAGCGTCGATGAAATCTCTAAATGGTTTACCGTCAGCTTCCACTCCCTTTCTTCCATATCGGTAGTTTTCTGTATATAAATGAGGAATTACACCGTTATACTCATTAACAATGTCCGGAGATGAAAGTATGCTTTTTATGAAAGCATCATAAACAGGTCGTAGAACATTGATGAACGACACCCTTTCCCTTTCTTCATTAAGATACTCCTTCCGAGTATCTACCATGATAATAAATTCAAGACTGGCGTTTGGGATCTTAGATGTACGATCCTCGATATACGGAGAATACAGGCATATAATAGGAAACTTTAGTTTGCTTCTCTCTTGCGACTGACTCCATTCAGTTAACTGCCCGGCAATATATTCCCAATCTCCAAACATATAGGAAACATTACTGCCATATATTTTCGCAGTATTATCTACAATATCTCTGAATATGTCGTTTATTGATTTCATATTCCCAGTCCATTTATGAGTTCAAGCATAGTTGTGTTAAAAACAAAGCCGTCATATCCCTTATCTGATTCCAGGAAATCATACAAATCTTCATTCATCTGCACCATATTATTCCAAGCAGAAATCAAAAGAGGATTTGGATCCGCCTTTTTATCATCAGAGGCATATACAGTCCCTACCGGAGTTTGTACTACCCCACACCGCCTAACATAGTGAAAATACACATAATTAGCAATTGGGCTATATTCTTTACGAGAAAGCTTTTCTTTCAACTTTTCCCATTTATCGACATCATTTTTGCCTGATAGAAGATATTCAATGAATTCACGGCTCATACTTTTCCCCAAGACCATTCGGAGGAACTTTCGCTCATATAAATCGATATACGATTGGAGATTATCCCGCTCTGCTTTTCTTGTGATTGAATCATCGTCTATATCCCAGATTATACCGAGACTTAGCAATCCTGTAAAATATGAGCCGTCAATAATCATTGTTTATTCTCCTTTCTTCTTATCTTTTTTCAAAAGGTCAGAGCATCCAGCCTTATCGGCCGCAGAAGTTATTTCAGAAGTTTCTGAAACTACACCCATCTTTACCCATTTCATCGCAATCGGAAGGGAGACATGGGTTTCATCCCCCGACTTAAATGCACTGAAATCCTTTTGGAATGTAACTTTGTACACTTCCGACAAGTCCATATTATAAGAGTTGTCGCTTTTTGCTTTATTAATACTGCTTCTTTTCATATTTTACATTTTAACACGTTAAGCACCTTTGGTTATCGCAGTAATCACATTTTTGAATGTGTCAGACACGAATGCTGTCTTATATTGAGACTTGATATAAGCAAGCATTCTCTTTTCACCCAAGATAGTCACCAAGTTTTTGGTGAAATCATCATTCTCCCAACCAATGCTCATGGAAAGGGCAACATAATCACGGATAAATAGATAACGAAAGTCTCCCATCTGGAAAGATCCTAGCTTTACGTTCGGATCTTGGATAACCCGAAGTCCCGTAATCAATTCATCCCCAATTTTAAATGGGCGGATATAATCACCATTGTCGTTCTTTGTGAGCTGCATATTAGCATAATCCACCGGATTCATACGAATGGCATTCGGAGAATAAGCCATATTGCTTACACTTACAATTTGAGTATAAGCGGCCACAATCGCATCATACATATTAGGGGACTTGGACACTTCGATTCCCGTTAGAGAGAATGCCGGAATTAAATCACCAACTCCTTTTATCTGGCCACCAGAACCTGTTCCATTGAATATTCCATCTTCTTCTTTCAAGCCAATCTTATTGATAATCTCGGCTTCAATTTCTCTTTCCAATTGCGGAATATCTTGTAAGACTTCGGTTGTAACCTTGGCTGTCAAAGCTACCTTTCCGGCAGAAACGGTAACAGTCTCCACAGATGCTGTCATTGAAGGTTTTAAACCTCCTTCGGGAACCCATGCGGCATCACCGGTAACATCTTTCAATTCAGCATATACTACAGACGGAGTAGAAATACTTGCTACATTAGCCACGTCACGGATAGAAGCACGTTTACGAGGGGCTACACTGATTTGATCGTCAATTGTAATTCCACCGGCAACAGGACTTCCTCCTGTAGTCATTACAGGAGCAGATGATTTCACTACGACATCAAATTTAACTCCGCCCTTTTTCTTTAGAGCTTCAACATCAATAGTTTTGACTCCGTTGATCTCGGTTACAAAGCCTTTGCAGGCATCAGCAATTTGTTCTCCAAGAGACTTAAGTCTGATATCTCCTCCTTTTGTTTTCTCGGTCGCAGCCTTGATCCGAACGATTGTTTCTTCAAATGATTTTAAACGTTCGTTGATAGATTCACTATCTGCAAATCCTTTGATTTCTTTTTTCAGTTCTTCGATAGATTTTGTTGCATTATCAATTGATTCCTTCATTGACTTTGAATCAATCTCATCATTCATGAACTGGGCGAAAAGAGCCTCCATGTAGCCATCCAGCCCCTTGGAAAACACTTCAAAAACTTTAGATTCGTCTTCGGACAATCCTTTGGTATCAAGGAAATCCTTAAACTCAACCTTTTTCACTTCTTTTCCCATACTACTTTAATTTTAAATTTTTGAACATTGATTTTACTTTATTGCCGTGCTTGTCGGCTTCCCCTCCTTCAGGTGTAGGTTCTTTCCGAATCTCCGGCCTGAATGACGCAAGTGACATTGCTTTTGATATAATTCTTTGTATCTTTTGCTGTTTGGATGCAGGCATTCCTGAACACACTTCTGATATTTCGGTATTTAGTTCTTCATAAGCTTTTTCGACATCCTCTATGGATTTTAGCCCCAAATATTCTGTTTCCCCATTGCAACCGATAGAGACTACCGATATTTCATAAAGCTTTACCTCTTTCACTATGAAAGCGTCTTTTTCCGCATCGTATTCGCAATTCTCCCACACATACTGATATCCGATTGAGAATTGGTTTAAAGTTCCGGATTCGAGCTGTTTTATTGCCTGTTCTCCCCTCGGGACTTCATCTATTTTTGCTTCGAAATAGAGTCCTTTTTCATCTTCATTTAATACTGCAATCCGGCCTATAGGCTCATTCATATTATGCATCCAAAGCATAATTATCTTATCGTTAGCCGGGCTTTCCGGCCCTCTGTCCTGGATGCTCTTGGAAAAACATCCTTTTATCAGAATATCACCCGCTTTGTCCTTGTTCCCAAAAATGGCGGCATATCCGCTAATGGTACGGCTTTCATTGTCGTAGTTTACTTCTTTTGCATAAATAGAGAATGTCTTATACTGCATCCCCATTCTTCCGCTATATTTATTAGTTTTGTCCATTTTCAATAGAGTTATTAGTTTTTAATTCACCTTTTGGATTATCAGGATCGATATCTATAAACTTTGCCAGCTCATTCCTGGATTCATCAAGAGTTATCTGACCTTTTTCAACTAATTGAATTAAAGAAGAAGCCATTTTCTGAAAAGCGGAAGAAGATGCGGACTTGTCTTTCTGAAGGCAATCAATATGAGTATAATCCAACTTTATAAAAACACCTTTGGGACAAATTGCGTCTGTCAAAGCCTCTGACACTTTTTCTGAATCAGGAATAATAAGACCTTGGTAAGCGGACTTTTCCGCTATGCTTTTGTTGTCATATTTAGATTCATCAAATAAACTATAATCAATACCTATCGCATTGCATATCTTTCTGCTACACCGCTTATCCTCTTCGTGAAGTTTAAGCTGGGACGCATCATAATTTAAGGGAATCCATCCAAGTTTTATCTTTGACGTCAGGATAGGAAATTTATTGAGAATACCATATTTTTCTTTTAGTTTAGATTCCAATATTTCTTTTTCCTCTGGTGTCATAGCCTGATTACCCATCTTATCGGTATAATCAGAATAAATAATACCTTTGGGACCACCATTTACAATTAACTGATAACTGGCTGCCATTGCTGCAATCCAGTTATTAATTGGCATAGAAAGGGAGTCTGTAACCGAAGAGAATTTTATATCCTGATTAGAGCCATTAACATTTGCAGAACTATCGTAAATTACAAAATAATCTTCATCGGATAATTCTTCTTGCAAACCATTCCATTCAAGATAAACTCTAGAAACAATATCTTCTATATCATACTGGCGAAATAGTTTCCCGGAAGAAACCATGTGAAATATCTGTGCAGGTATGACATACATTGCGAGTGGAAGTGATTTTTTTATTGCTCTTACAGTGAAAATGGGACAATATCCGAAAAGCTTAAGAGACATCTCAATCTCTTTAAAGAATCCAGCTCTTGTTTGAAGTGGGTTAGGACGCGACAGCAATTCTCTAATATCATTATATCCCTCTTTCTCATTCCCATCCTTGTCTGTGACATATATTCTCCCATTCGCAAAAAGAGAACCTATTTTATTTATAACAGTAGAGAATGGGGTGCATACAAGAAGAGAATCTGCTTTATCCTTATCCAGGGTTAGATTATAATCATTTTTGATGTTACCAGATGGCGAGAAGAAATTGGTAAGATACAAGAAATTCCCATTAGAATCCTTTTCAATAGCTTTTACTGTCTCTCTCATTGAGGGAACAGATATATTATTTTTTTTTTGAAACCAATTTCCTAATTTAAACATAAAAAGAATGATTATCTGATTTGAGATAACCATTCCCTACGAAATGAAGAGGTCTTTACGGACAAAAATACTAACGAAAAATCCGATAGTATAAAAATTATAGGTTCCGTGCATCTTCACACGAAGGGATTGTTATCCTCACCGCAAATATAGAAATAATTTCTATTTAGTCCAAATAAAAATAGATAATTATTATTCGTAATTATATCACTTTTGAAGATTTTGCACGAGCGCACACGCAAGATAATACATACATGCCTTCAAAGCTGTTAATACCATCATAATCAGACATGTTAGCGATTAATGCAGAAAATGAATCATCGGATTCTGGGAAGTAGATTGTTTTAATAATCGATTTATACGATTCAATCATAGTTTTCTTATCTGTTGATTCTTCTCTTACCCACAAATCATGATCTATAAGCTTCCTATAATCGTCTGCGTAATGTTTCATTTCTACGGGAATCTCCATTTGTACATTCCCGTCTGTTTTATTAATAAGTTGGTCAACAGATATTAGCGAATCGGAGAACAAGCAGTCAATCATGAATATCTTTCCGCCAACAACGCAATAAGAAACCATTATAAACAATCCGTTTATATTGGGGTGTATTTCAACAAAAATTTGATTATTTACCCCTATTTCCTCTTTCTTGTAGTACAGAACATCCACCTCACCTCTCATCTCTACAGTCCCAGTAAGAGCGTCGCATGCGTCATCGTGAGCGTTTTTCCCCCTCTTCCTGTATGTTTTCAGTTGAGACGCAAATTCCGGCCACCTCCTTTCCCAATCAGCAGGGAAATAAGTAAGGTTCATCACCTCGGAAGATCTGGTAAAGATCCGAACCTCTTTGTTTTTTGACTGATGAAACCAGCTTACTTGAGTCTTGGAGTTGCCAATCATCCGCATTTGTTTCTCTACATTCCGGGCAAATCCCCTTCCTCCATTATTGCTTTCTATATTTGCCTTGGATATTTGGTCTTTAGTGAGCATTTTAGCAGTTTCCGGTTCGGTAAATTCCATCTCCTTTTGTGTAAAAAGGACATCAAGAATGAAATTCCCTATCTCTGTATCGATATAATCAATAGAACATAAATAATCGCTTCCGGTATCGGCTGTATCTGTATAGTTTTTCCTTATTGCTCTATTGGTTATCGGAATAGCCTCATAAGTCTTAAACTTTCCATACATTAAGCCTTCCATAGGAGTTGGATTCTGCATATATTGGGTTTCAAAAACATAGCTATTCACCCTCTGCATCCTATGCAACTCTTCGATGGTATGTTTAAACTCCCATAAAGCTTTCTCCTTGCCATTTTCATATATTATTGCCGGAAGAGATAAGACAGTCCATTCTCCCGGCTCTGTTTCCATCAAATACCCGCAAAGATCATGCTCATGAAGTCTTTGCATAATGATTATAATAGGGGTATTCCGTGAGTTTACACGGTTTCTTATAGTTGTTTCAAACCGTTGGTTTACCTTTTCTCTTGGAGTGTCCGATATTGCATCTTCAGGTTTAACCGGGTCGTCAATAATCAATGCACCTGCAAATTTAGATGACGGTTTGAACTCTTCTAATTCTTTGGATAGATCGTTTTCATCATCAACTGCACCAGCACCAAAACCTGTGACTTGTCCCCCAGAAGCTGTTGCGTACATTCCCCCGCCTTCTGTTGTATACCACTTCTTTTTTGCATCGCTTGTTTTCTTTATGTCTACATAAGGGAATACACGCTTATATTCTTCCGACTTAACTATATCTCTTACCTCTTCTGAATTATCATTGGCCAGATCATCTGAATAAGATAAATGAAGGAATTTGGCAGAAGGATTGACTGCAAGACCATATGAAATAAAGTTTTTAACCACTAATTCCGTTTTTGAATATCTGGGAGCTATATTTATTATCAGCTTTTTTATTTTCCCATCAATCACATCATCAAGAGCCTGGCATATCTTTACATGATGGTCATTTACTACAAATTTGCGACCGAATCTTGCTTTAAAGAAATATCTCGTATAGTTTAACGTCCCTGATAGGCAAAACGCCCGTATATAATCATATCCTTCCCCCATCATAAGTCTTCTATTATTCGTTTGGCTTCCTCTTTGGTCATAGGAGATGCAATGTTTATATTCATATCTTGCGGAGAATCAAAACCAAGCATTTTGCAAAGTCGTTGGATAGTCCATGTACGCCCATTCAGTTTTATTTCAATCCCCTCTTTCCCCTGTTTCACGCTTTCGACTTGCATTGCCATTTCGTCAGTCCAGTCTTCACTATCTTTGAAAGTAACATTGCCGTCCTTTATGGTAAGGAAATTACGTATATCAGCATACATAAAGCTTCTAAGCATATTTAAAACTTCTTCTTTTGTAATGTCCGACTTCTTTTTGAGTTCTTCCTGAAGTTCTTTTACCCTTGTCAAAACCTTGTTATTTTTTAGCAGTACTGATGCTCTTTCCCATACAGTTTTATCAGCCCATTTTTTACTGTTGGGATATGCACTCCTATAAGCCTCAGACGCATTTCCACACTCAATATAGTAATTACAAAATTTTTCCTGTTTTACTGATAACTTCATGTCTTTTCGTCAGATTAGCTACATGCCACTTGACATGTAGCACAAAGTTAATAATTCTTGTTTATTACTTTACACTCCTCCCCCATATATTCGCATTATACATGGAATAAGCCCATAATTCAATCTCCCAGTCTTTTTCTAGGAATTTCTCTCTCATGGCTGATTCAAAGCAGTCAGCCAGTAGGTTGTTGTCTATTTCTTGGTTCATAATCATTCGTCACTGTCTTTTAACATTAAATCTCCATTCATTAACAGAGGAAGCATTGAATCCCTAAGTTCCGCAAGAAGTCTGTTTTCTTCATTATTGAGATAGTAAAGATGCTGTTTGTACATATTCATAAAGAAAGGCATGATACTTGATAATATCTCTTTATCAGTATTTTCAATCACAAACACTTTACTATTAGATGATTGAATATACTTGCTCTCAATAATCTTCTCTTTTACTTCGTAATTCTTGAATGATGTAAAACTTTCATTCATTGCCTTAACAATTTCATTAGATGCTTCACAGTCTCTTATAACTTCCGTAAGTCCTAGTTTTTCAGCCCATACTTTATTGACTGTAACCTTTATGACATTACGTTCACGGATAATACGGTTAATATCTGAAATGATAGCGTTAAAGTCACGGTGAACAGTTCCTTCAAATTCTATAGGAAGATATGGACCAATAATCAGATTATATCCATGTTGTTCTAATTCTTCCTGCGAAATTCTTTTAGAAAATGAGTCCTGTTCTTTTATTGTAAGCTCGCATATAGCGGCTATTTGTTCATCTGAAAAAGTGTTGAATTCTTTTTTGTAAATACGGTTATAATGTGAAGCATCACCTTCTCCACGTTGTTCTCTCACCTCGACTGATTTCATTTCCTCCGCATTAATCAGCATCACATCTTTACTTTTTTTCCTTTTATCGAGAACAAGGATACAAGTAGCAACAGAGGTAGACTCAAACATCTTTTCAGGCAAAGATATGGCAGCTTGGAGCCACCCTTTCTCTATTAGAAACTTTCTGCATTCCTTTTCTTCTTTACTCGTTAGCACACCCCTAGGGAGAATTAAGGCGCATCTGTCACTCCTTTGCAGACAGTGGGCGACAAAGGCAAAATTACAAGTGTACTTTTGCGGCAAATCCTTTAGGATTGTTTCTGAAACCGATACTCTTATATTGAAAGGAGGATTAGATACCCCTACATCGGCTTTCATCAGTTCTGTTTCAGGAAACATCGGACGCTGCACGGAGGCATATACAGTACCTTTAATGGTATTATATGAATGAATAATATTACCGGATAAGATATCCTTATTAATCACTGTTGCTTCAATATTGCGAATACAGAGATTGAATAAGAGAATAGGTATCACTCGTTCGTCAAGCTCTTCACAAACAAATTTCAAATCAGGATTGGTGCACCACTTTTGGATAGTTAGTGCACCGGAGCCGCAACAACAATCGTAGACCAGTTTTTCACTTGGCATATAACTGAGAAAAGAGACAAGTTTAGCAAGGGATACTGGCGTATAATCCTGTTTCTTCTCTTTCCTGTCTGCATGGTAGAATTGATATACTCTTTGTAACCAGTCTACCGTCAAATCAGGGCATAATTCCTTGTATTTCTCAAAATATAAGGTTGAATTTTGAGAGAACAAGGCAAACATAATCTTATCTGGAAGTGTATCAACACTGACACACCCGAAAAGATCACATATTCTTGATGTTAATTCTTTTAGTTCCATATCTTTTATTACTTTTCCATTTTTCTTTTAAGATTACTGTATTCAATCTCAATACACTTGCTTATCTTGTCAGCATCCTCGTAGCGTTCAGATTCTATCAGTATCCTTTTTATCTCTTCAAGCTGATTGATATATACAATATCATTACGGTCTGTTACGTGATGAATATATCTTTGAATACTATTCAGCTTGTCCTCCATACGTTTGTGCCATTTGCTTATCAAAATTACAATGATGGCAACAGTTGTGGCATTGAGGATGAATAATGCTATTTTAAGTATTAATTCTGCTACTTCGCTTATTGGCATGGTTATTCCTCCTTTTCTTTAAAGTGTTCAATCAATTCGTTTACAGTAGCCTTACGCCAATGAGGAAGTATGTTGTCAAAATCATCCGGACATGTATTTAAATCAAAGTCTCCAACTTTCCACTCTTTACCATCAAATTCTTTATAATCACTCGTACAGACAAACCATTGCATATAATTTGTATCATCCCTTAATGCAGCGATAGCCAAGAAAAGTTCTTCGTTGGTTCCGCAATCAACACTATCGGTTTCGTCAGGATGTGGAATGTTACTGAAAAACTCAACACTATATAGACCGTATTCGGGTTCAGTGAAAATACATAAGGCTTCGTTAAGTTCCGCCCCAAACAATCTATATCCCAACTCATCTAATTTCTTTCTAAGTTTATAGGTGCTCTTGCGTATAAAGCACGGTGTTGTAAATCCCATAGTTGCTAATTTAATCAATCCATATAACTTTAAGAATTAACACAAGGAAGGATAATCCAATTGTTCCTAATGCAAAAGCACCAAATATTTTTACATACTTTTTTAGTTTTTGGTTATTCCTAGATTCTTCATCCCAATTTAATGCTATTGTTAGTCCTAATTGTACAAATATCATTGTTATTGCTATTGAAAATAGCACTTTTAATAAGTAATCCATGTTAGTCCTCTTTCTTTACCAATTCAACTTCTGTCGGCTCTTCATCTTCCCATTTTACTTCGGGAAATAAAGAAGAATCTAGCTTGTAGAAATTATGGGGATTGTCACTACATAATTGCCAACTTTCCGAATACTTCACGGGTTGCTTTTTATAAAGATACAAATCACCATCTTTGTCTCTTGCTATATACATATTCAATCTCCTTTCTCCTTTAAGTCATTAATTGCAATACCCCTAATACCTCTAGAGCCAAATCCGCTATAAGTCAACGTTCCTCCATAAAACTCAATAGTGTCTCCCTTAACAGTAATAATAGTTCCTCCTTTTAAACGACCAGCTATATCATCTTTACAAGAGAATAGCATGATTATCATAAGTATAAGTAATACAAACCTCATCAGTCAGTCTCCTTTCTCTTTAATCCGTTCTAGTACATCTCTGTTGGCTTCCAGTATTTCATCGAAAGAAGGGATGGGCATCCAACATATAACATCATCTATCACTTCATCATAATAACCACCATTACTTTTCATCCATTTGTTTTCAGATGAAAAATACGCTTTGAATATTTCAAAATTCTTAGTCATTACAACGCAATCGTCAGATGTATCACAACCATCTTTATCTTCCACCCTTATCCACGGGGATTGCTTGGTTCCAGCCTCATAACCTTTTGCATACACTTTTCGTAAATATCCCTCTATTACACGAGGTTGGTTTATCCGGTTAGCCAATAGGCTTACTATATCTTTTAATATCATACTATTTATTGTTTAATTTTTCTTCAAACTCCGCAATGATGCAATCTGCATCACCACCATGTACCCATTTTTCTAAAACAGAGGAAAGGATCTCAATTGATTGCTTTGCCTGCCATTCTGCACCTTTTCGAAACATATTAATCATTGCTTCTTGGCTGAAAAAGAACGATTCACATTTTTCTATTCTCGCAGATTCTCCGTATGTGCTAATAATTACGGTAGAAGATGAATAGCTATGCATTAATTCTTCTTGGGCAGCAATTTCTAGTTCTTTCATTCTTTTTTATTAAAATGGTAAATCACTTCCGTTAGGTCTACAATCCTCAATTTTGTACTGAGTATCTTCAACTGATTTTATTGTACATAAAACGTATGCTTTCTTCTTAAGAAGAGTAGCAAGTCTTTTCGCTTCATTTTCGGCGCTTTCCAAATTCTCATGTTTGTAGGTAGGAGTGGCGCATCCTTCTACAAATACCATATAAAATTTATCCATAGCTCTATTTAGTTATTTATAAATAGCCCGCATTTCCCGTTAATTTGGTTTTCCTCTGCTACTGTTTCGACCTTGTAACTCGTACTGCCAACGCAAGCAAGACTAACGAGGATAGATGGTATCTTGATGTTTGTCGATGTTGGCTATCTGTTCCATTCCAAACTTACTGATTACTACAAGGTGTTTACGGGCTATTTTATTTTAGTTCTATTCTGTTCTGTTAAGAATATTTCTTTTTCATTTCCTCAATCCAATTAAGATACCATTCACGAGCTTTTTCTTTGGCTTTATCTTCGTCCTCGATACCCTCGTAAAATTCATCTTCTTTTGAAAACGGGTCATACTCGATAAATTCCTCTGTTCTACAGAACGGACAAGGAACATCCTCTCCCTTATCATAAAGATTACCATTCTCATCACAGTAATCTAAATCCTGTAATTTGCCATCGACACAACACGCATCTGGATAACTTGCGCCCCAGTATGGAAACTGGGGACACGGTTTATTACTTTCGCTCATATCTGACCTGTTTTACTGTATTTCATATTTATCTTATATTAATTGTTAAGAATTTATCAATTCACTATTCTCATACACATTTCCTATAACTTTGATCTCTTTTTTAAGCCCTATAAATGGAACTGTTGCAGAATTATCTTTAACTTCAAGCGGTTTCAATCCAAACATTGCTTCTGTTTCGTCATAAACAACAACACATTTAATAATTTTTCCAGGAGAACCCCCTGTAAACATAGGGAAATCTAAAGCGATTAAATCCCCTTCCCAAATCTCTTTTCCATTACAGTCCATTTTTCCTGTAAAAACCATTGGTATATACCGTTCAGGATGAGGTGTAATATCTATATCTGAAAACCCAGGCATTTGAGGGACATTTAAATAATGTCCAAATGCAGAAACACAAGACACTTTTGTATATAAATAAGTTGTTGTTCGGTGCTCCAAAAACGAATTTTTCTTAAGTTCATATATAATTAGTTTTACGCTAATTCTATTTTAATAAACTTCATCATCTGATTATGGAAAGAACCACTCCTTTTTTGCGCAGCCTTACAATCGTCAATAGAAAGGTCTGATTCCTTAATTATTCCTGCTGCGATAGTTGGCATATCTCTGACTACTACAATATGCTGAACGGCAAACCAAATACCGTCAATAAATTCATTATTCATATCTTTATTTTTTACTCCAATTCCATTTCTTTTCCTTCTATCCTTATCTCACATTCATCTATCAGTTCATGAAGTAAGTCAAGGTACTCGATATCACTTCCATCAAAACCGTCTATCAATGATAGACATTGCTTAATGATTTCTTCTTTATTCATATCTGTTCTTGTTTTACTCTAATTGATTCTAACATACTTACCTGCGATATCACAGGTTCTTAATATCTCTGCATTCTCTTCACCGAAAGCGATTAGGATACTACCACAACCGGGAGAATCTCCGCGAGTACCATCTGGACGAAAGAAACGAATCCGGTTACGCAAAAACTTCATCGCTGTTGCCTTCTCGAATATTACATCTTGAAACATCTTTGAATCGCAACGGTTGAAAAGTAATGCAATTCCGTTTCCATGCTCTGCCAAACGCTTAACAAACTGTTCTATAAGCGGACGGGAATAAGGAGGATTTAGCCAAACCCGACCTATCCATTTTTTAGTTAATCCATCCTGATTCTTGTTGTACATGATTTCTGCTGTTTTCCAAAGTGGGTTAACCGGAGCACATGGATCCAAATCGAACTTTCCCAATGCGTCTATAATTTCCTTTGGCGTGTACCATTCGTCAGTGGTATTAGCTGACTTTTCAAAGGTTGTATTCATTTCTTTTTAGTTATTAATTATTTTTCAAAATTATCGTTGGTTAATCTACTCGCAGAGAGCTACCCGACTGCCAAAAAGTATCAGTTTTGGTAAGTAGGTATCAAGTTTGTAGAAAGGGAAACGCACTGTCCGGATTGTTTGTCCCTGTCCACAGGTCTGTTCGCTGACGGCAATATTCAAAACTACGGAAGCGATGGCGGCATCAGCCGCATACAGTTCACAAAAGTCTCCGTTCTTGAAAATTAACAGATAACCCGGATGCTTCCCTTTTATTTCGTAGTATTTCTCCATTACTGAATTTTTAATCTAATTTCCTGTAGCACAGAAAATCAATGATAGATACCATACTCTTCCCACCCTTCTTGTTGACAATTTATAGGCAAATGAAGCCCCGTATAAACGAGATAACGATATAATGTTGTTTTTGAAACTTTCAACCTTTTAGATATAACAGTTTTTTCTGTTCCTTTAGCCAATTCTTTTACAATATAATCATGTTTGTTGACACATTTGGGATTAAGTCTACAGCGAAAGCCACGACAATGTCCGAGCATTGCCCCTTCTGCTTTTTTTCTCGCCAATGCCTCTTTTGTACGTTGACTGATAAGATTGCGTTCAATCTCAGCTGACAATCCAAAAGCAAAGGCAAGGACTTTACTTTGTATATCTTCCCCAAGTCGATAGTTGTCTTTTATTGTCCAAACTTTACATTCCTTTCCCATACAGATATTCAAGATTTCCATAATCATAAAAAGATTACGTCCAAGACGTGAAAGTTCACTACAGATGATAATATCATCTTTGCGTACTTTACGTAGTAAACGTCCAAGCTGTCGTTTTGTGTAATTTTTCGTTCCACTGATAGTTTCTTCTATCCAATCGTCAATCATCAGCTTATTGCGTTCACAGAAATTGTTTATCTCAAAACGCTGATTCTCTACAGTCTGCTTATCACTACTTACTCTAATGTATCCGTAAATCATAACTTATATTCATTTCTGTTCTGTTTTTATCAGTCTTTTACTCTAATTGTTCTATTTTTTCTATCGCTTTAAATATCTCAAGAATCACCTGTGGAACTATGGCGTTTCCGTATCCTTTGACTGATTCCTGTCTCCACTTTGTGAAAGGAATGGTAAGGTTGTCCACATCAAAGGGAAGCCCATCATTTCCTCGACAAACAGGGGATTGAGTTGGGAAGTTTTCCCAGTTTGAGCGGCTATGTAATGATTCAGTTGGGATTTTCTGCTTGTACCGTCCTTTCTCTCCTTGCAGCATCCGTTGTGATGGGAACTCGCAGTAGGTGTTGGGATCAATCCGTAATCCGGACGCTTCGAACTGTGATATCCTGCCTGAATGAAATCCTGGTAAGTCACCATTGAATTTGTAGGAGTCGGCAACATTCCGTTTACTGTCATTGCTGTCAATGCAGTTCCCATCTGACTGTTTGGATTGTATTTTTTGCTGTATTTGTCCGCCTCCCGAGCATTGGGAGTCGGCAGCAACTGAACCATTCTTGCAAGTCCTACACTTCCGTTTATCCCGTTTTGATTGATCTTCCTCGGAGTTCCGTTTCCTGTTGTAATAAAATGGTCGTTCTTTCCAATTATCGCTCCGGTTGTTGCATCGCTTGCCATTGGTGTCGGGAGCAATTCCATCGGATAGAACCTTGTCTTCCCGTTCTCGTCGCACATCTTCAGTCCTTGAGTCTGCACGGTGGGCAACAAACCACACCCTGTCTCTTCTGTGGGGCGCTCCGACGGCACAAGCCGGAATAAGCAACGGTTGGACGGAATATCCTTCTCGCTCAAGGTCTTTACAGATGGTTTCGACAACATACTCTTGTCGTAACAATACTCTTTTTCGGTTATCTTCTCCGAAAAGAGAGGTTTGGCTTCCCACTTCAGTCTCCTTGCCGGGCTGAACCATTGTGAGGATTCCAGCAACGTTTTCACCAATAACCCAAGTGGGTCGGATTTCGCGTATTGCTCGTAACATTTCCGGCCAGAGGTAACGGTTATCATCCGCTCCCTTTCTCTGACCTGCAAGGGAAAAAGGCTGGCAAGGAAATCCGCCTGTGAGGACATCGATTCTTCCTTTCCATTGACTAAAGTCTGTCTTTGTAATATCTTCATAATGTTCTGAATCAGGAAACCAATATTTTAGTATCTCGTTGCAAAAAGAGTTTATCTCACAGTGAAAGGCATTTTTCCAGCCCATCCATGAAGCTGCAACGCTAGGGGCATCAAA